GCAACTGCTGGTGGTAATACTATATCTGGAGTTTGTGTTGGAGCAGTTTTGGGAACTAGTGCATCTCCAACTGGTGTTAAACTTGGCATACCTGCAGCTAAAAATGAAGACACTGGATTATTTGCCCAATTGCAAGAAAAAAATGTATCTGATGTTGATTTAACAAATTCTGAAATTACAATCAAAGCACAAATCACAGGTCAATCCACTGATGCTAATGGTTTATTAACATTTGATACTTCTGCTTTAGTGGGTATTACAAGTGCTTTGTTTGAAACATTTGATAATGACAGATATTCAGTGCACCTTTCAAATGGAACTATTGAATCTATATCAGCAGATCAATTCACATTATCAAATAATTCAACAACTGTAACAATTAAAGGTATTCAACCAAGTCAAAGTAATAATGTAACTGTAAATGTAACTGCTAAAAAAGTTTCAATAAGCACAAAACAAAAAACATTTGATCGAAGTCATGTGGTAAATGTTGATAAGTGTATATCTGGTATATCTACTGTAAATGGATTGACTCAAAACGATTCCTTTGGACTTCGTGTAGATGATAAAGTTATATCATTAAATACTCCTGATGTTGTAAATGTTGTGGGTGTATATGAATCTTTAACAAATGTTGCCCCCGTTCTAGATAAATTGGTATTTGTAAGTGGATTATCTTTAAATACGGCCACAATATTAGGTGAAAAAATTATTGGATCTGTCAGTGGTGCTATTGCACAAATAACTGAGAGGTCAAGTGCAACTACAGTTGAAATAGCTTACCTAACACAACAAACTTTCCAGATTGGTGAAACAGTTACATTTGAGGAATCAAATATAATTACAAACCTTCAGAATGTGACAGCAGGATCATATTTAAATATAACATCAAGTTATAACCTTGATAAAGGTCATAGAAATGGATTTTTAGATTTTTCAAGATTAGTACGAAAAGATAACTTAAGAGTTCCAAATAGAAGATTAAAAATAATTGTAAATAGATACACAGTCCCTACAAATGATAAGGGTGATGTATTTACAGTTGGATCTTATGATGAAGAAAGATTTAGCAAAGATATTCCTATTTTAGAAGGTGGAATAAGAGCAACAGATACTTTAGATTTTAGACCCAGAGTTGCTGATTTTACATCTACAACTATTTCTCCATTTGACCCCCCAAGTAGAGACTTTGTATCTGGTGGTATTAATTCAACATTAGTTCCTTCACCAAATGAAAGTTCTATTATTGGTATTAAACATTATCTCCCTAGAACAGATAAGATCGTTCTAGATCCATCTACTCCAAATGTAGGATCAAATAATAACAGATATACAGCTGGAGAATTTGTAATTGTAAAGGGTGTGTCATCAAAAAATCCAATCGCTCCAGAAGATATTGAATTGGGAATGACAGTCGCAACTATTCAGATGCCAGCATATCTTTATAATCCAGAGGATGCAAAGATAATAGTTAAGGATAATCGTAGATATACGATGAGAGATATTGGAAAGATAGAAGATAGGGTTGAAAATTTAGAAACTATCACATCATTAAGTTTACTTGAATTGGATACAAAAACATTACAAATTCAAGATGCTGATGGATTATCAAGATTTAAGACTGGTTTCTTTGTAGATGATTTTAAAGATAATTCACTATTAGATATTAATAACCCTGATTGTAAAGTTGATATTGATTTAGAAAATCAAAATTTAATTACTCCAACTGATTTTTATTCATTAAAACCAGAATTAGCATTAGATCCATCTATTGATTCAACAACTGCAGACTTTTCCTCTAATTTATCTTTATTAGATTCAGGAATAAGAAAAACAGGTGATATTTTAACGTTAGATTATGAAGAGGTAACACTTCTTGATCAACCATTAGCATCAAGAGTTGAAAATGTAAACCCATTTAATGTTGTTTCCTTCCGTGGTAATTTAACTATCAATCCGAGTTCAGATATATGGACAAGAAATGTCATATTAGATAATGGTAATCGAACATTATTTGGAGATCCTGCTGATAGTTTTGCAGCACAAGTTCTTGTAAGTAGTGAACCTGAAAAACACATGCGTTCTAGAAACGTTTCATTCAGTGCATCCACATTAAAAGGAAATACAAGATATTATCCATTCTTAGATAGTACAAGTGGAATAGATGTAGTTCCAAAATTGGTTGAAATAATAATGCGTTCTGGTGTGTTTACTATTGGGGAAAATGTACAGGCATTTATTAATACTAGCACTACTGGTGATTTAAATCCAACACGAATTGGTCGTTTTAGACTTGCTCAACCAAATCATAAAGAAGGGCCATATACTGCACCTACTTTAACATACGCAACTAATCCATATAATCCATCAGTAAGTATTCCAACATCATATTCTTCATCATCAACGATATTAAATATTGATCTTGCTTCATTAATAGAAGAAGCACAAGGAAAATATTTTGGACGTATTAATAATCCTTGTATAATTGTTGGTGAAACAAGTGGTGCTATCGCAAGAGTAGATAATGATAGATTAATTACGGATAGAGTAGGTGATCTTCAAGGTTCATTCTTTATTAGAGATCCATTAACAACACCATTACCACCATTACGTTTTACAAATGGAGATAAGTCATTTAAACTTACTTCCAGTGAAACAAATGCAACTGCATTCCCCGGAACAGCAGCAGTAAGTAGTGTTCAGGCAGTATATAGTACAAGTGGTATTGTGGATACATTTTCACAAACAACGATAGGTATAAGAGAGTTACCACCACCTCCAATCCCCGTAATTATTAATATTACAAACGTATTCCATAATATGCCAGAGGACGATGGAGACCCTCTAGCACAATCATTTACTGTGGATGAGACAGGTTGTTTCCTAACTTCTGTTGATATCTTCATGAGAAGTAAAGATGTTAAGGAAAAACTAACCGTTCAGGTTAGAACTATGGAATTAGGAACACCAACATTGATTCGTGTGCAGGAATTTGGAGAAGTTGTTCTTGACCCATCACAAGTTAATATATCTGATGATGCATCAGCTGCAACCAATGTTAAATTCCCATCACCAATATTCCTTGAAGGTGGCACACAATATTGTATTGTTTTACTTGCTCCAACCACAAATAATTATGAAGCATGGATTGCTCGTATGGGTGAAGCAACAATTGATACTCAGTCACTACCTGATTCAGAAAGTGTTGTGATATCTCAACAGTATATTGGTGGTAGTTTATTTAAATCACAGAATGGTTCAATCTGGACACCAAGCCAGTTTGAAGATATGAAAATTAAATTATACAAAGCAAAGTTTACAACAACAGATGCATCAGCATTCTTCTATAATCCTCTTGTAGATTATGAAAGTGATCAAGTACCTAATTTATCGGCAAACGGTATAAAAGCACTTCCACGTAAGTTAAAAGTTGGTATTAATAATATCACTGCATCTATTCCTGCTGCTGAATCATTGACTAGTGGTAGAAAGGTTAGTGATGGTGCAACTGCTACAGATCCTTTTGGATTTATTGAGTCAATAGGTGGCCCAATAAACACACTAGGTGCTTCTGGCATAACAAATGTTGGTGTAGGATATTCAAATGGAAACTTTTCTCAAGTTCCGCTATTTGCTATAACTGGTAATGGATCAGGAGCAACAGCACAGGTACAGATATCAGGTGGTGTAGTCAACTCTATAAGTATCCAAACTAGAGGAAATGGATACGCACCCGGAGATGTGGTTGGTTTAACTACAGCAAATATGGTGAGAGGTGGTGGTGCACAGATTACTATAAACACTGTAACAGGAACTGATACTTTATATCTTACTAATGTACAAGGTCAAAACTTCTCTAATGGTGATTTGGTCATATACAATAATTCTGGTAATCCAATATCTTATGCAAACACTGATATTACAAGTTCATCACAATTAGATGATTTACATTCAGGAAACGTTCTTGAAGTCACTCATTACAATCATGGAATGACTGCTGATAATAACATTGTGGAATTATCGAATGTAGAACCTACTACACAACCAATTAAAATTGAGGCATTTGTTGGTCTACAAGATTCTTCCATAGTTGTTGGTGCTGCAAATACATCAGAATTTGCTACATTTGAAGGAATAACAACATCAACTGGTTATGTTAAATTGAATAGTGAAATCATTTACTATGATTCAATAACTAATACAGGACTTGGAATAGGCCAAAGAGGTGTAGATGGATCATTAATAACAACTCATGCAGTTAATAGTCTAATGCGTAAATATGAATTTAATGGACTTTCTCTAACAGGTATTAATACATCACATAATATGCCAAATACAGACTTACTTCAGTCTAAAAAAGATATTGATAATTACTATCTCGAAATACCAAGGGGTGCAGGAAGACCAAATTTACAAGATAGATCATCTGGTGATAATCAAGCTAGTTTCACTGAAGAGAGATCTGGTGGTGGTTCAAACATTCATGCATCTAAAAATATTCAATTTAATTCAATCTATCCCGTATTTAATACACTTCAACCCGGACAAACAAAACTTAGTACACAATTAAGATCTGTAAGTGGTACTAGTGCTGGTGGTAATGAGGTTTCTTTCCTTGATCAAGGATTTGAGGATATTGAATTAAATAAAATAAATCCATTAACATCAACTAGATTGATATGTTCATCTCAAAATGAAATTGGTAGATTAACAGATTTACCTAAGAGTAGATCAAGCACTTTATCAATGAGATTCACAACTGAGGATGAAAACTTATCACCTGCTGTTGATACAATGAATGGAACTGTTATCTATGTCAGAAATAGATTGAACAAACCTGTAGATAATTATGTTTTAGATGATAGAGTTAAATTGAAAAATGATCCTCATGCTGCAGTTTACATTTCAAATAGAGTTGATATTAAACAACCTGCTTCATCATTAAAAGTTCTCGTAAGTTCTGATCGTAGAGATTCTGCTGATTTCCGTGTTCTGTATAAATTATTCAGACAGGACTCTGAGGGTGTAGAAAAAACATTTAATTTATTCCCCGGTTTTGATAATCTTACTGATACTGATGGTGATGGATTTGGTGATTTAGTTGTGGATGCATCTAAAAATAGTGGAAGACCAGATGCCTTAACACCTGCTAGTGTTGATGGTGAGTTTGTTGAGTATCAATTTAGTGTTGATGATCTTGCAGAGTTTACTGGATTCCAAATTAAGATTGATATAAGTGGAACAAATGAGGCAGAAGCTCCTGTATTTAAAGATTTAAGAGTAATCGCATTAGCATGATAAGAGTTGAGGGTCACAAAAATCTTTATAGAGATGAAAAATCTGGTGCTATCATTAATTGTGACACCACTGGATACGCTCAGTACAAAAAGTCTAAGAACCGGAATCAATCACAAAAATCTGAGATTGAACGGTTGAGATCTGAAATAGATGAAATCAAATCACTGCTTGGTGAATTGATAAAGAAAAATAGTATAAATAAATCATAGATCATCATTATTATTGTTAGATGGCAGCAGTATATGTCAGCAACCTAGTAATCAACCAAGGGTCAACGTTCACACAAAAATTTGAACTTGAGAATGTTTCATCAAACTCAGCCCTTCAAATTTCTGGTTTCAAAGTTACTAGTAAAATGAGAAAACATTTTTCTAGTATAGGAACTGCTGCAACGTTTACATGCTCTATTACTGATGCTAACGCAGGTATTATTCAAGTGGGATTAACTAGTGCTATCACTGGTCAACTAAATCCCGGAAGATATCAGTATGACGTTCTTCTTAAAGATACGGCAGGTGAAGTGACAAGAGTGGTTGAAGGTTCTGTTTTAGTGCGTGGAGCATGCACTAGGGAGGATTAATTAAGGAGGTACATGTCCGATCCCATTAAAGTTAGAGTTGGTACGCAAAATGCAGTCAAAGTCGTTTCGTCTTTGGCAGGAAATGTTAGTGGAACCTTAGCTGGTTTAGCTGACGTATCAATTACCAATCCTCAAAATGGTATGGTTCTTGTATATGATGCCTCGACAACTAAATGGACTGGGACTCTTGAACTTACACCCGGTGCGGTACAAAATTTGGATATCAATGGAGGAAACTTCTAAATGGCAAGTATAATACGAGTAAAAAGATCGACTGGTGCAACCGCCCCGTCAAGTCTAAACTTCGGTGAATTAGCAATAACAATTGGTGCTGGAACCCAAGCCAATAAGGGTGAAAGACTGTTTATAGGTGATGATGCATCTCCTAGTAATATAGATGTTATTGGTGGTAAATATTACACCGATTTGATGGCACATGCCCCCGGATTAGTTGCAGGAACAACTAACCCTGCTGCTGCATCAAATGGTTTTGTAGCAATAGTAGATCAAAATAGGAAGGTTGATCAGTGGAACGTAGACGATTTAAGATTAGATGGTAATACTTTATCTTCACAGACAACAGACGCAGATATAAACATTGATCCAAATGGTAGTGGTGAGATAGTCATTCCTGATGACACATTCTTGACATTTGGTGATAGTAAAGATGCGAAGATAGAATATGATGAGAATGGTACAGATAAAATACAAGTATCGGGTGCAGATTGGGTATATGGTAATACTGTAGCACTTACATTACAAGATACCACTCAATCAAATAATAAAGATACTGGATCTTTGGTCACTGAGGGTGGACTTGGTGTAGAGAAGAATGTTAATATTGGTGGTGATTTAAATGTTGCTGGAGTAGGTACATTTATTGGTGGAATAATATTACCTCCTGATGCAGCATTGACTGTAGGTAATATTGGTATTCACTCAAATAAGATTGAAACATTAGCAGGTGGTGGAAATCAATTATTTATTGACCCATTTCCAAGTGGAACAAGCAGTGAAGGTGATGTTATTATCAAAGGTAACTTACAAGTTGATGGTACTACTACAGCAGTTAACTCAACTAATGTTACTGTTAATGACCCAATCATGCGTGTTGGTGATGTAACAAGTGTTAGATCAGTTATGGCCACTGTTTCTAGTGGTGCAAACACAATCACAGTTGATTCAATCACTGGATTGCAAGTTGCTGACGTAGTTGCAGGAACAAGTATTCCTAATAATACAACAATTAGTTCGATAAACAGTGGTACAAAAGTAATAACCTTAAGTGCAAACGTCACCGCAGGTATTTCAACCACTGCTCAGTTAACCATCACTCATGCGAAAGATACCAACACTGATCGTGGTATTTCTTTCAACTATAATACAAGCACTGGAGTATCTAATAATAAAACAGGTTTCTTTGGATATAACGATAGCACAGGTGAAAATAGTGGTGCTCCAGCAAGAGCCTTTACATATATTCCTGATGCAACTGTTACTAACGAAGTTGTTACTGGAACCAGAGGTAATTTAGATATTAAAGGTATCTATTATCAGACAGGTGACTTTTCAACTCATGGTATAGTATACTTTGATAGTGACGGTTTACAAAATTCATCTGCTGCACCAAGTGCTGCTACATTTACCTCAACACAGGTATTGACAGCAGTAACTGAGGTTACGATTGCATTACCAAGTGCATTATCTGTAACTGCTGGTGATAGAATCACACAGGCAGGTGGAACTCAACAGGGTGTTGTAAAAACAACATCAAACACCACATCAATTACATTGATTGGTGTTCAAGGAACATTCACTAACTCAGCAGATCTATTTAAGAATGGAACTACAACCAGTATTACACCTAGTTCTGCACCAACTGTAGTTTACACAGACAAACCCGTTTGGACAACAACCATAGATGGAGGAGTCTTCTAATTATCTAAAATCATGAACATGCAAAATAATGACGTTGATGTGAACACTTTGATTAAACTTTATAATCAAAAAATTGCTACATTAACAAACCAAAATATTCTTTTGGAAGCAAAATTGACAACAGTATTAACTGACTTTAATGATGAAAAAACAAAGTTAGCCCAACAGGCACTTGAATGGCAAGAAAAATACGAAAACTTAGCATCAGAGGTTGAAGCAGAGTAATGGTTGGACATTCAGTAAATTCACGAGGAGCATTAATTAACTATGCAAAAAGGAGACTTGGTGCTCCTGTGCTAGAGATTAATGTTGCCGATGAACAAGTAGAAGATTTACTCGATGATGCCATCCAGTTTTTTCAACAAAGACACTTTGATGGTGTTGAGAGAATGTATCTCAAACATAAATTTACGCAGGACGAAATAGATAGAGGAAAGGCTAATCAGGGTGCTAGTTCTACTACAACTACTGGTATCGTAACTACAACTGGTGTCTCTACAAGTATCACTGGTTATGGAACAACAACCTCAGTGTTTACAGAGAACTCAAACTTTATTCAAGTACCAGATGCTGTAATCGGTATTCAACAGATTTTTAAATTTGACTCTAGTTCAATATCTGGAGGAATGTTTAGTATAAAATATCAATTATTTTTAAATGATCTATATTATTTTAACTCAGTTGAACTTCTTCAATACTCAATGGTTAAGAGTTACTTAGAGGATATAGATTTCTTATTAACACCAGAAAGACAAATAAGATTTAATAAACAGCAGAATAGATTATATATTGATATCAATTACGACTCATTGAAAGAGGGTGATTTTATTGTTATTGATTGTCTTAGAGTATTAGATCCAAATCAGTATCAGGATATTTACAATGATATGTTCTTGAAAATGTATTTTACTGCATTGTTAAAAAGACAATGGGGTCAGAATTTAATTAAATTTAGAGGAACAAAACTTCCCGGTGGATTAGAATTAAATGGTAGAGAAATATATGAGGATGGAATGAGGGATGTTGAATTTGCCTTGCAAAAACTTAAAGAAGAGTATGAATTACCTCCTCTTGATTTTATCGGGTAATATGTATGGCGTTAAATCCATTTTTTCTACAAGGATCCCAAGATGAACAGAGATTAGTTCAAAATCTCATAAATGAGCAGTTGCAAATTTATGGGTTAGAGGTTACTTACATACCAAGAAAATTTGTAAATAAACAAACAATCATCGAAGAGGTGCAATCATCCAGATTCGATGATAATTTTAGTATTGAGGCTTACTTGAATACTTATGAGGGGTATTCAGGTGCTGGTGATGTAATGACAAAATTTGGAGTGAGTTTACGTGATGAAGTTACACTTACAATATCAAGAGAGAGATTTGAAGATTTTATCGCTCCATTTTTAGATCCAAATGACTATGAATTAGGATCAAGGCCGCGTGAGGGTGATTTAGTTTATTTTCCTCTAGGTCAAAGATTATTTGAAGTAAAGTTTGTTGAGCATGAAAAACCTTTTTATCAACTTCAAAAAAATTACACATACGAACTTCAATGTGAACTCTTTGAATATGAAGATGAAATTATTGACACTTCAATTCATGAAATTGATACACAGGTTCAAGATCAAGGATTTATAACCACACTTAATCTAGTTGGTACAGGACGAACTGCGACTGCATCTGCACAATTATCACCTGTGATAAGCGGAAAGGGTTATATAAGGTCTGTAACGGTCTTAAACGACGGTACAGGGTATACATCACCCCCAACAGTCTTTATATCGACTTCTAGGGACGCACAGGGTGTTGATGCATCAGCAGTTGCGATTACAACAAGTATAGGTGGAGTGCATTCCATCAAAGAAATAATTTTAACAAATGCTGGTGCTGGATATACTCAGGCACCTGATATTAACATTGTAGGTGGTGGAGGAAGTGGTGCTATTGCCACATGCTCTATTAATAGTTCGACAAGAGGTGTTATACAATTTACTATTACTGATGAAGGAACTGGATATACAGATGTTCCACTAATTAATATCACAGCACCACCATTTGGAGGTGTTGTAGCAAAAGGTGATGTGATTGTTGATAGTGCAAATGCCAAAATTCAATCTATTCGAGTTAAAGATCCCGGTGAAGGATATGGTAACATTGCACCAACAGTAACGTTTGCAGCACCAAATATTATTACTGGTCGTGGTAATTTTGAGTTAAATGATTTAGTTGTTGGTCAAAAATCAATCACTGAAGCTAGAGTAAAGGAATGGGATTCGGATACCAAAGTTCTTAAAGTATCGAATGTTGGAATAGGAACAACTGTTTTTGGATTTACTCCGGGAGAAGAACTTAGAATTCAAATTGGTGTTAATGATACAGGACAAAGATTATATAAAACTGAGCATGTAAGTCGTTATACAAGGTCGGTATACGTATCTGCTGGATCATCTATTTTAAGTGTAGGTTACGGTAACACAGTAAATGTAAATGTTGGAGATTCAGTTGGTGTCGTAACCGGATTTATTGGTTCAGGAGTTACCGTCCATTCAATCGGTAATTATGGTTATGTTTACATGAGTGAAAAGAGTATTAACACTAGTGGTGCGAGCAAAACAATATCATTTGGAAGCACAACATTTACTGGATATAATATTCGTGAATATGATGATAGAGATATATATGATAGTTACAGCGATAACGACGAGTTTGAAACTGAAGCAGATGCAATCATTGATTTTGCGGAGTCTAATCCATTTGGTACATTCTAATGTTAGGAACATATTACTATCACGAAATACTTAGAAAGACAGTTATTGCATTTGGTACGCTGTTTAATGATATCCATATTCGACATAAAGATCAAAAGGGAAAAGAAATAAGTGATATGAAAGTTGCACTGGCATATGGCCCAATGCAAAAGTTTTTAGCAAGAATTGAACAACAACCTGAGTTAAATAAGGCAACACAGATTACGTTGCCTCGAATGTCATTTGAGATGACTAATATTACATATGATGCTACAAGAAAAGCAGGTATAACTCAAACATTTAAAGCATCAGATGGTACTAATCTTCGTAAGGTATTCATGCCTGTGCCATATAACGTTGGATTTGAATTAAATGTATTAGTAAAATTAAATGATGATGGTCTACAAATTGTAGAACAGATACTTCCATATTTTCAACCTGCATTTAATTTAAGTGTTGATTTAGTGAGTGTGATTGGTGAGAAGAGAGATATTAGTGTTGTATTGGATAACATATCATTCCAAGATGATTATGAAGGAGATTTTGCAACAAGAAGAGCATTAATATACACTTTAAACTTTACTGCAAAAACATATCTATTTGGCCCAGTTGCAGATACTCCAGAAGGAATTATTAAAAAGGTTCAGTTGGATTATCATACAACTATGGATAGAGAGAATGCAAGAAGAGAACTTAGATATGTTACTACTCCTCAAGCAAGAAAAGATTATGATGGTGATAATACTGCAACATTAACATTTAATATTAATACATCTCAAGTAATTATTAATGTAAATGATACTAGTGCACTTGCTGTTAGAGATCGAATTGTTATTGATAGTGAGATAATGCAAGTGAAAGAGATAAAAGACGCAACAACATTAGTTGTGAAAAGAGGATTTAGTCGAACAATCAAGGCTGAACACCTTGAAAATTCAAAAGTTAATAAATTAACTACAGCAGACGATGCATTAATCGAAGTAGGAGATGATTTCGGATTCAACGAAACTTCAAGCATATTTACTGATTCACTGCAATATAATCCTGCTACAAGGACAGACTCATGAACACAAACTTTGATGACATTGAAAAATCTTTAAATGTAGAAACATCTATCGTTAAAAAAGACAACGAAAAACCAGAACTACCGAATGTAGTTTTGAAAAAAGATGATATTAAAAAGGATTACAGTTACACAAGAGGTAATCTTTATTCTTTAATTGAAAAAGGTCAGGAAGCAATCAATGGAATCATGGAAGTTGCAAGTGAAACTGCAAGTCCAAGAGCATATGAAGTTGCAGGACAATTAATTAAAAGTGTTGCAGATAGCACTGATAAATTGATGGATCTTCAAAAGAAAGTAAAAGAATTAGATGAAGAAGGGGCAAAAGCACAGGGAAATGTTACCAATAATGCTTTATTTGTAGGATCAACAACAGAACTTTCAAAAATGCTAAAGAAAGGTTTTCTAAATAATAATGATTCAAAAACTGCAGAATAATGAAATCCTGTAAAAAAGGATACTACTATTGTAACACTGAACAAAAGTGCAAACCGATTCCTGATGGATTTACCGTTAAGGATGATGGTTTTCTTGTAAAAGAAGACAAACAAATTAAAAAAATTGTCAAGCAACTTAGAAAGTCAGTAAAGAGTCATGCAAAACAAGCAGACACTCTTGAGAAAAAAATCTCTGAGAGTAAAAAAGATCATGAACCAGAGATGATTCGTAATCAATTAAAGACTGCAGGTAGAGCATCAAAACGCATTGAAAAACATTCACGAAAGAAAGATAATTTCAAAGCGTGGGTACAATCAAAGATAACTAAGGCATCTGATTACTTAGACACTGCTGCAGATTATCTTGATAGTAAAGAAGTCAACGAAGAAGGTCTTCGTGCATGGTTCGGTAAATCAAGCGGAACTACTAAGTCTGGACGCAAAGTAAAAGGTTGGGTTCAAGTTGGTGGTAAGTATGATGGTAAGCCTTGTGCCCGTCAACCCGGTCAGAAAACAACTCCTAAATGCACATCTTCATCGAAGAGAGCATCTATGAGTGATAAAGAGAGAGATAGTGCTGCAAGAAGAAAGAGAGCAGCAGACCCTAATCAACCACAGAAATCAGGTGCAGCAGCACCAACAATGGTTTCAACTGATCCAAAGAAAAAAATGAAAGAAGAATTTACAACATTACCTTTACGTCTGGAAATTCCTAAAACACAAAGTGATTTCACAAAAGGTTTAATGTTTCGTGAAAGTTTAGAAACAAATGGCGGTATGTTATTTGTCTTTGATCACGTTGCACAACAGTCATTTCATATGACTGAAACAACAATACCTCTTGATATTGCATTTATCGGAGAGAATGGAATAATTGAAAGTATCAAACCCTTAGAACCAAGAGATCCAAATCCAGTTTACTCTGATGGTTCTATTGAATTAGCAATCGAAGTAAATCGTGGTTGGTTTGCAGAAAATAATGTAGAAGTAGGAGATGAATTAGTTGTAGAATATATTGTAGAAAATCCAAAAGAAAAATATCGTTCAGAAACAGGAACAATTTTTGACATTATTAATGAAGTAAAAGATAAGAAAGGTAAGGGTAGTGGAACCAAAGATGCTTGTTATCATAAGGTTAAGTCAAGATACTCTGTATGGCCAAGTGCATATGCATCAGGTGCATTAGTTAAGTGTCGTAAAGTTGGTGCAGCAAACTGGGGTAATAAATCAGAAGGATTAGAAATACAAAATTCAGATGGTAAAACAATTGCAGGTGTAGTTGATATAATTGGGCCTGATAATTTACAACCAATCACAAATGAAAATGGTGTTTGGAAGGGAACTCAACAAGTTACTGAAGCAAAGGTAAGTGAAGAGACACTTGATGAAAAGTGTTGGAAAGGATATGAAAAGAAAGGTATGAAGACGATGTTTGGTAAGAGATATCCAAATTGTGTTAAGAAAAAAGTTGGTGAATCATATAATTGGAGAGAAGAAGTTCTCAAAGATCTTGAACAATCATATGAGGGTAAGGATGAAGTAAAAAAGTTATCTGAGGACGATATGAAGGGTATGAGTGTCAAGTCTGGACACAAGAGACCCACAAAATCAGGTGCTGGTATGACACAGAAAGGTGTTGAAGCATATCGTCGTAGAAATCCCGGATCTAAATTAAAGACTGCTGTAACAACAGAACCATCTAAATTAAAGAAAGGATCAAAGGCAGCAAACAGGAGAAAAAGTTATTGTGCAAGAAGTGCAGGACAAATGAAGAAGTTTCCAAAGGCAGCAAAAGATCCGAATAGTCGATTAAGACAAGCACGAAGACGTTGGAATTGCTGATTAAATTATGTCTGATAATGTTTACCTTGGAAATCCAAATCTAAAAAAAGCAAATACTGCTATTGAATTTACTCAGGAAGAAATTCTTGAGTTTGTTCGATGTAAGGAAGATCCTGTTTATTTTGCACGTAAATATATACAAATAGTATCTCTTGATGAAGGTCTTGTGCCTTTTGAGATGTATGACTTTCAAGAGAAATTAGTACGTAACTTCCATGAAAACCGTTTCAACATTTGTAAGATGCCTCGGCAGACAGGTAAATCTACAAC